CCGTTTAGCCCCATAACTCCGTTAAGTATGAGATTTTCCGAAGTAGCTGCACAAACGCCACTCGCTGTTCTCATTGCTTCTTTCTGGTACTCGTTAAATGTCATTGCTTCCATCCTCCATTTCATCACATTCCTCTGTCTTTTTTGCAAGCGTTCCAGCAAAGAATATCATCGCTTTCAGGAACACGGAAATGATAACCATAAGGCCTAAATAAGACGGAGCCCCTATTCTCCACAAAATATACATAACCGCGATATCTGTAAACATTTATTTCACTTCCTCCACTCTTATGCAGTCATATCTTTCAGAGTTTATCGTGTTTTCCATAGCTTCAACTGGGTTATATCCAAGATTCTGCAGAATCTGTTTGAATACTGTTGCAGACTGCCCACTGGCAAGCTGCACTCCTTTGCGGCTATGATCTGCATGAAATGCATCGTGTCTGCTATCAACATTCCAGAAAATAATATTCGGAATCACATATCCAGATTTATGGAAACTATTTGCCATTTCATCGTAAAAAATCCATTCTCTATTTCCGCAAGAATCAATTTCCATGTCAGAGATAACAACAATCGCTTTTGGCATCTCTCCCTGCGGTATGCTATGTCTTTCGGCAATTTCTAGGACTCTTTCAAACGCAGCTCGCAGGTCCGTGTTATTCCCCCAGTTTGCTCCGTTTACGTTTCGTATCTTTTGCCCGAGCGTTTCTCCTCTTAGTAATACCGTTTTTGGATCACCGGAAAACGTCATAAACAGGTTGTGATATGCTCCGACATTTCTCTCTGCAAAATAGACCGCCAATCCAATTGCTGTTGCCAATGGCCTTCCATACATGGACCCGGACACATCCGCCATGACTAAAACGTTTGTTCCTTTCTCCACATAATCCGGTAATGCTTTCCACTGAGCTTCAAGTACTTTATTATTTTCTTTTCCATAAAGGATTTTTTCAACAATATCGTATGGGAACAGCGTTGAGGCGTTGATCTTCACCTCCCCATTTTCTGCCTTGTTGATAAATTCTCCAAACCTATCGGCATCATGTTTCATAAATGTCTTGCGGTAAATCATCATCGCACGGCTCGGAACTTCTGGGTATTTGATTTCATTCCATCTTCCGGTGGACATAAAGCTCTCAACAACGCCGATCCGTTTTCTCATGTTGCGCACAATGCGCTTAAAATTGTAGACCGGATAGCCGAGTTTCTGCGCCGTAAGGATGCCGAGCTTTCTTGTGGCAATACTACTTGCGTCTGCGGTCTTAATCCACTTTGCAAGCAGGGAAATTGCATTTCCAGCATTTAGGTTCTGCAAATCTTCCTCAAACTGATTTTTCATTGCAGACCACATATCGTCCTCCAGTGGAGTACCGATAAGTTCGTACAAGTCATCATATCTTCCGAACACGCCGATCAGATCAAGGTTCGGTCTAAGCGCTTCTGGGTGCTTCTCTGCCATATAGCGAATGATGGTTCTGAAAGTCTTTCTTTCCCCGAGGCCACCCCGAATGTCTCTTGCGTAGAACGCAATTTTTGTAGCAAATAGTTTGTCCTGTGCGTACGCCTCTGCAAATAGAGTGGTAATTCTGCTCTCATCAGCCTCTCTCAGCGATCCGATTGTGCCAAACAAATCCAATCTGGCATCTCCGGTGGTACTCAATGCCACTGCGCCATTTTCTGTTCGAGTAAGTTTTGCGTCTCCCCTCATTGCTTCTGCAAAATTCATGTTTTCCTACCTTTCCAGGACTCACATTTACGGATTTGAACCGTTCGCATATTGTTTTTCAGACAATTTTCTTAACCATTATGATTGCTGCAGGAGTCCCATAAATTTGATTCATGACCACTTTTCATTAGCCACGTCCAAAGATCGCAGCCTTTTGATTTTGCATAATCAACGATTTTAATTTTGCCGTTGTGGTCACTTAAAAGCTATTTCAGGATGCTTTTGGTTTTATGATTAACAGTCATATCCATTTTATTGCTGTAAGCATCCAAAAGTTGCCCAGATGAGAATTGAACTCATAATCTTATTTGCTGTTAGAAACACCTTTGACATGTTTCACCCGGTTTGCCATAACCGGAAATCTGGGCGATATTTTGCAGGCTCAGTGCGAAAAGTTCCTGATTTAAGGCCGATAACTTCCATTCGCTGTGTTTATAATACGACCACCTGCTTTGTCCACCGGAACACTAAACCAACTGTCAGACAGTCAGCGATATTCTCAGCAGAGTCGGAGAAGTAGGAGTTGAACCTACAGTGTTCACCACGAGGGGAACGGTTTTACAGACCGCCGCAGCACAACCGGTAGCTGCCTTTCTCCGTCTTTAATTTTTTTGTTGCTATTGTTTCATCGTTTGTGTAGTATGTATTTGTGTTGCCAGTAGGGCTTTTTTGTTTTTGGGGATATTTTGGGGGCTTAGTCGGCC